GGTCAAGCTTACTTTGGCGGGTTTGTTAATAAACGAGAAGCAATAAAATTCTCTAATACTCTTTATAGATCAAAGGGTACAAAGTACAGCGTAGAACAATTTTTTAGAGGATTTTTCGGTGAAGATCCTACTATAATATATCCAAAGAAAGATATATTTAAGGTTGGTCCAGGAATTGATTACGGCCTTGACAGTATCAATACTGGTGGCGAACAGATAAAAGAGCCAGCATCAATTATTGGTCCTGAATCTAGTAAATTTTTGACTGATGACAAATTATATCAAGTTATGTCTATTCTTATAAGAATAGGACTTCCGTTGAAGGATTGGGTTGATACTTATAAACTATTTGTCCACCCTGCTGGCGTTTATTTGGGCGCAGAGCTTTTACTAGAACTTGTAAACGATACTTCTTTTCCACAACAAGCTGAAATTGGCGATCCCATTGAAGAGCTTGTTGTTGATTTATCAGAGGCAGCATTTTCTCTTGAAGGAGATTATAATGAGACGCTTCTCTTACTTGATAGTGATGCTGGAATTAGAAGATTTAAAACTGATCAAGAATTTAGAGACGTTGGCAATATCACAATACAAGAAGCTATGGCTGATAGATCAATTTATGACATTACAGGTTTGGCTGGAACAACATTCGATGACTCAGCAAGCGCAGATACATTAAGTCTCACTATGGACCAGGATTCAGATGGCACTATTATTACGATCCAATCTACTATGGACGAACATAAGTTCTCCACGATATTTGATGTAGATAATGCTGCTGATTCTTCAAATTATCCGTCCGTGTGATTATAAATAATATAAATTAAATTAGAGAGTAACCATGGCAAAGCAAATTATTAATACAGGTAGTGCAGCTAACGACAGAACGGGCGATACCCTTCGCAACGCCGGTATAAAAATTAATGCCAATTTTACAGAGTTGTATAATATACTTGGCGGTTCTAATATAACATCAAGCACAACTTCACTTACTGATAGTGGACTAGATATTATTGGTACAACGGCTAGAACAAAAATAGGTGCAGTAAATCCCTCTAGTGAAATTAGTATTGATTTTCCTGACTCTGCTGGTATTGTTACGATCAATACGGCAACACAAACTCTTACTAACAAGACATTAGACAGTGCGGATCTTAATAATCCTGAAATACTAAACTTAAATTTGTACGACGACGATTCAAGTCATTTTTATAAATTTGCCCCTGGTTCTCTCACAGCCAATACTAATGTTAATATTCCATCACTATCAGATAGTGACACTTTTGTGTTTAACAAAAAATCTGCAACACTAGAACAAAAGACATTAGACAGACCTGTTATTCAAAGAAGTAGAGTACATCAATATCTTGCTGACTCGAATGGTAACTCAGTCATATCATTTACAGCAACACACACTGCTTCAAGAAATAATGTAAGAGTGCAAAGTCAAGCTACAGGCACTTCACCAAATATTAATGCTATTGGCGCTGATGCTAATGTTGACTTAATTTTAAATTCAAAAGGAAAAGGCTCAGTATTATTAAGTAAGGCAGCATTTAGTAGGGCTGAAGTAGCAAATGGGACGTTTGCAGATTCGGACGCAACGTATATTGCCTTGACAGGTACATCATCAGGAACTGTTTCTCTAGGAGATGGAAGGTTGAACGGTGAGTTTAAAATGTTTGCAAGACGTGGGGGTGGAACAGGAACAGTCACACTGACACCAACAACTTTTGCACAAGGAACAAGTATAAACTTTGATCCGCTAGATACTGCACAATTAATTTGGGATGGAACTAGTGGGTGGAATATCGTAGGTGGTTACGGATATGCAGTTGTATAGGAAATAAAAAATGCCAGCAATTATTACAGATAGATTAAAAAGACAATTTGCACAACAGTTGTTTGATGAAAATCAGGGAACAACTCTTGGTGATTCAAATAACTATTTTTATATAGGTGTTGGACACTCTCAGTCTTGGCAAGTTTCTGATGCAACCGACAATACTGTTCTTCCAGTAAACACTGAGAGAGATCGTAGACTTTTCAGATATAATTTACAATCAGTAAAAGCAGTAGAAGCATTTTCTTTTGTTGTTCCATTGACAGATTGGACTGTTAATACAATTTATCCTGCTTTTAATGATAATGTTGTTGGCCAGCCAACACCTGCATATTATGTAAGAACTGCAGACAACCATGTTTACGTTTGCATTCGTCAAGGTAAAAATAGTTTTGGTGCAGCAGTCAATTCAACCTTTGTTCCTGATCACACAGATAACTCTTTACCAGTTGAGGGTGATGGCTATATCTGGAAATTTATGTATACAATCTCTGCTGCAGATGGTAATAGATTCTTAACTTCTAATTTTATGCCTGTTAAGTTTGTAGACTCTGCTGCGCCCACATCCCCTGAAGCGCCACAAAAAGCTGTGCAGGATGGTGCGGTTGTAGGTCAAATTTTAGGATACAGAGTTGTTCCAAATACTGGAGTATATTCTTCTGCACCACCGTTAACTGTAGTCGGAGATGGCACTGGTGCTAAAGCTCACGGAATCTTGGATGCAACGGGTAGACTAGCAGCAGTAGAAGTCGGAGATAGTGCTACAGTTGGAACTGGTGCTGGAAATGGTGGTAATGTATCGATAACTAGTGTCTTAGGTTCAGGCTACAACAAAGCTACCGTAAGGCTTGATAATACGAGTCTTACATCAGGCACTAGCGCAGAAGTATATCCAATTTTTGCAACAGAACTTGGATTGGGAGGAGACGCTAGAACAGATCTTAGATCCACAAGTTTGATGTTTAATATCAAACCAGAAGGTGACGAAACTGATAAGTGGGTTGTTGACAATGAGTATAGACAGGTAGGACTTTTTAAAAATCTTTTAGATTCCGCTAATGGTACAAAATTTACAGAAACTGCTGGTCTAGGATTGAAGAAAATTGAGTTGAACGCTAGAATTACTGGCGGTCTTTCTTGGGCAGATGATGTTACTATTTCTGGTGACAGTAATGCTAAAGCATATATTGATTTCTTCGATGATTCTGCAACTATCTGGTATCACCAAAATGAGGATACTGGTTTCACTCCATTTAGACATGGAGAAACAGTTACAATTTCTGGTAAAACGGGATCATTCACAATTCAAAACTTGTATCAGCCAGATATTGACATATTCTCAGGTGAATTGTTGTTCCTAAATAATAGAGCAAAAGTATCTAGAGATGCAGAGCAAACTGAAGATATAAAAGTCGTTATTAAACTTTAAGGGTAAACCATGGCAACGAATCTCACTAGTACAACATTTTTAAGCGAGTATAATGATGACTACAGAGATAGTGATCACTACCATCGTATACTCTTTAATAATGGTAGAGCATTGCAAGCTCGTGAATTAACACAGTCTCAGACAATTATTCAAAAAGAGCTTAGTAGACTTGCAAAGTTCATAGTTAATGAAGGTGCTATTTTTAATAACAGTGGTAACTTAGCTTCTGGTGTTAATGCCTTTTCCTACACTTATCTTAAAGTAAATTCTTTACCCACAGGCTACGCTGCTTTAAAAGGTACAGAAATAAATGATGGCGACTTATATGCAATTGTTAAAGATATTATCCCTGCGACTGGAAGTGATCCTGATACACTATTTGTAAAAATGTCAAAGGGCGCTGTTGGGGGAGCAACTGCTGCCACCAACACTACTGTATCTAAACCATTTACTGCAGGTACAACACTCACCACAACTCTCGGAAATATAACAATACAATCTGCCAATGACGCAGTTGGTAAATGCTCTCTTGTTGAAGTGCCGCAATTTGAAACATTTGCCGCAGGGCATTTGGTTATGGTTGAAGCTCAAACACTAATTCTTTCAAAATATTCTATTGATTTTACAGGCGTTATTGGATTTAAGGTTGTAGAAGATATCCTTACTACAGCAGACAATATTGCGCTTTATGATAATTCAGGCACAACACCAAACCTAACATCTCCTGGTGCAGATCGTCTTAGAATTGTTTTAACATTAACAAAAAAGACTGATATAGGCGCAAGTGATACCTTTTATGAAGTATACAGAGTGCGTAATGGTTTAGTATCGCTCACAAAAACTCCTGATAAAATTCTATCTAAAATAGGTCAACTCATTGATGCTAGAACATATTCCCAAACAGGGGATTTTATTGAACAAAAACGAACTGGTATGTTTGATTTAACCATTGATACAGACAGTGATAATGATTATTTAAATTTTAAAATTTCATCAGGCACAGCATTTGTAAATGGTTCAAGAATTGAAAGAGATTATAACCTACCAATCCGTGTAAAAAAACCTAGAAATCTTTTGACTGATTTAAAAACTAAAACTAACGAAAGATCTGCAGCGAACATTGGTAATTACGTTTATGCGGATTCTGCCTATGGTTTAGCAGGATATGTCGAAGATTTTACAGTAGTAAATTTATATACTGCTGTTGATAGAGGTGGTATTAATATTGGTACGGCACGTGTCAGAGGCTTGTATCACGTTCAAACTGATTACAAAATTCACATATTCGACATTAATATAACAAATTCTTCTTATGGTCCTGGGGATATAAGAAGTATAGGCGTGGATGCTAATAACTATGCTAACCTAAAAGCTATACAAAATAGGTACGATATTTACAATAAAGAAAACAACAGAATGTTGTTTAATTTGCCTAATATAAGAGTTCAAGAAATAACTAGTGTTACTGCAGTTATTTCTCAAGTTTACACTGTGAATAAAAC